CTGATGCTGGAACTTTGAAAAAACAGTTCAATCCAGTTCCTTATAATTTTGATGTTGGATGTTATATATTGGTGAGAAATCAAGATGATGGAACACAGATATTAGAACAAATCTTACCTTATTTTACTCCGGAGTTTACCGTTACTCTGAATACTATTGCGGACATGGGAATTAAAACGGATGTTCCTGTTATTTTAAATTCCGCATCAGTTGAAGATCAATATGATGGAGATTTTACAACTCGTAGAGCCATAGTGTGGTCATTAGCTTTTATGATGAAAGGCTTTATATATCCAGACATTAAGGACAATAGTGCAGTTATTAAAGAGGTTGTTACAGACTTACATCTCGCAGGAGGCGGACAGGCAGTCGGAGAAGCGATTAGAATACTTTTGGAAGATTCTACATTACAGACTTCCAATTATGTATTACTTGACAATGATCCAAATGAAACATCTTCAGTTGTCAAATTTATCACAGAAGATTCTCCAGAAGGGGCATCGACTGGAGTGGTTAGTAGAATTACTTCATCAGCCGGTGGACGGAGTGTTGATGATCTTTCAGAAGATTTTGGGTTTACTACGGATATTGAAAACTTTGATTTCCCGCGAGAATGGAATTCGGGTACTAATGCTTGGGAGTCTTTGTAGTATTTTTTATACTTCAAGTTTTGCATATGAAGGTTCGTATTATCCTTATAAAACTATTAATATAGTGAATTTTGTCAATTCCTGCACGATGCAAATGAGCAAAAATAAAGAATTGGATACACATGAAATATTTGAAATTTGTTCTTGTGTATGTGATAAAATTAGAATAAATTGGACGGAACAGCAATATTTGGAAATGTTTGTTGGATCGTGGCAGGAAAGAAATAAAGAGGCTCATTTGGCATTAACTTGGTATGCAAGAGATTGTACTGAACCATACATAAAGAAAAATGATGAAGACAGTAGATGAAAAATTGAATGATGCTTTGGAACTTTCTGGTGAGATTATGATAGCAGGAAATAATCTTCCAGAAAGAGTTCAGGTTGAAAATCAAACGGATGAAGAAAACTTAAATACAGACCTTAGATATACAAGAGAAAATCTTTATAATCTTATTGAAAGAGGTACGGATGCAATAGAGGAATTAATTCAAGTTGCTAAAGAATCAGAGCATCCAAGAGCATATGAAGTTGTTGGACAGTTGTTGAAGACGGTAGGAGAAACTAATGGAAAACTTCTTGAAATACATAAAATGAAAAAAGATATAACAAGAGAAGAACAAGAAGTTTCCATTAGATCACAAAATGTTACAAATGCTCTCTTTGTAGGAAGTACGGCAGAATTACAAAAACTACTTAATGATAGGAAAACATGACAGAGAAAATTTTGAAACAAACTAAAAGTGAAGAAGAGTTGAGAAAACGAATGCAATTTGGTTTGGGTGAAAGCGCTGTAAAACCTCAAAAATTGGGATACGGTGAGCAGGAATTGAGACAACGAATGCAATCTGAATTAATTGAAAACGCCGAAGAGCCATTAAAAATAGAATCCCTTACAATAGGAACAAGTAGTGAACGGGCTCTGAGGAAGAGAATGCAAGGAGAATTGGAAGCCCCACCAAATTTAATTGAAACTGCTATTAAACCCCAGAAAATAGAAGATTTTACTGGTGGAACACAAAGTGAACAAGATCTAAGAAGGAGAATGCAGCTTGAACTTCGTGAGCCTCCCAATTTAATCGAAAATGCTGCTACTTTTATTTCACGGCAGGACCCTCCAAAAGAAATAGATACTAAAGAAAAAACGGATATTGAACGCCGGGTTGAAAAAATTGATGGCGAATTAAATCGGTTTAGAATGATGGGTTGGGGTGAATATATTGGAAGTGGTGGAGGACTTGACCCAAATAAAATTTCTGAACATCTTCTTCCTACTACTGCAAATACTTATGATTTAGGTTCTTCTGATAGGCCGTGGAGAGATATTCATCTTAGTGGTGCTACTCTTGTTATCGGTGGAACTGAATTAGCAGCCGGAGAACTTACTGTTCTTGATAATATAACTGCAGGAACTGTTTCAGCAAGCAAAGCAGTTATTGTTGATTCTAGTAAAGATATTACAGGATTCAGAAATGTAAATGCAGTCTCTTATTCTATTAATGGAACCGCAATTGCATCGACTGCTGCAGAACTTAATATTCTTGATGGTGTAACATCAACTGCTGCCGAATTGAATATTCTAGATGGAGTAACATCGACTGCTGCAGAACTCAACATTCTTGATGGAGTAACTTCCACTACGGCTGAACTTAATATTGTGGATGGTGTAACAGCAACAACCGCAGAATTGAATTACCTTGATATTACTACGTTAGGAACCTCTCAGGCATCTAAAGCAGTAACAGTAGATTCAGATGGTGATTTGATTATTCCAGATAGTGACAAGTTTGAATTTGGTGCCTCAAGTGATATGACTTTATATCATGATGCTACAAATTCTTATATTACCAATAAAACAGGTGCATTAAAAATTGCAACAGAAACTTCTGGTATTGCAGTATCAATAGGGCACACCACATCTGAAACAACTATTAATGATAATTTGACGGTTACTGGAACATTAACAGGAACATTAGCAACTGCAGCACAAGCAAGTATTACATCTCTTGGAACTTTAACCACACTTACCGTTGATAATGTTTTGATCAATGGAACTACCATTGGGCACACTGGTGATGATGATTTGATGACTCTTGCGAGTGGTATTCTTACAGTAGCCGGGGAAGTTTCCGCGACTACTTTTGATATTGGCGGAACTAATATCACATCAACTGCTGCAGAACTCAATATTATGGATGGTGGAACTTCTGCAACTTCAACCACATTGGCCAATGCAGATAGAGTAGTAGTTAATGATGCAGGAACCATGAAACAAGTTGCAATGACTGATTTTGAAACATTCATGGAGAGTTCTCTTGATACTCTTTCAAGTGTAACTACTGTTGGTGCTCTTGATGCCGGTTCGATCACTTCTAATTTTGGAAACATCAATAATGGTTCTTCAACTATATCGACTACTGGTGCAATTACTGGTGGTTCTCTTGTGGCTGATAATATTACAGTTAATGGTAATACAGTAGGTTCTACAGATACTAATGGTAATGTTATTCTTGATCCTAATGGTTCTGGAACGGTTGATGTTAATACTTCAAGGATTACAAGTGTAACTGATCCTTCTGGAGCACAAGATGCCGCAACAAAGGCGTATGTCGATGCAGTTAAAACTGGACTTGATGTTAAAGGTTCTGTAAGAGTTGCTACGACTGCTGTTCTACCCAATTCTCCAACGTATGCACATACCACTGGTATAATTACGGCAGGTTCAAATGTAGCTATTAATACAGCAGGAATTGATGGTGTTACAGATTTAGCATCAGGTGAAAGAGTTTTGGTTAAAAATCAGGCAGAAAGCAGACAGAATGGTATTTTCACAGTTTCTGCTGTAGGTAGTGGAACTGCTGCATGGACTTTAACAAGAGCAACGGACGCCGATGCACCCACAGAATTTACAGGTGGAACTTTTACTTTTTGTGAAGAGGGAACAACTAATTCGGACGCAGGCTTCGTTTTTACACACGATGGGACTCCAGTTTTAACAAATGCGACACTTAGTAATAATACTCAACTTACAGTAGCACAATTTTCTGGTGCAGGACAAATCACGGCTGGTACTGGCCTTACTAAATCTGGAAATACTTTAAATGCGATTGGTACTGCTGATAAGATTACAGTTGCCGCAGATGCTATTACTATTGCTACTGGATATGTTGGACAAACTTCAATTACAACTCTTGGAACAATTGCTACTGGAACGTGGGCAGCAACAGATGTTGGTGTTCCTTATGGTGGAACTGGTGTATCAACCTTTACTTCTAATGGTGTTTTATATGGTAATGGTTCAGGAGACATACAAGTAACAGCAGCAGGAACTGATACTTATTTTATGTATTCCAATAATGGAACTCCTGCTTGGACAAACACAGTTGACGGTGGAACTTTCTAATGGCAACGATAATAAAACCAAAAAGGTCTGGAACATCATCGGCAGTGCCTACTACTTCCGATTTGGCTGATGGTGAAATAGCAGTCAATTCGGCAGACCAAAAAATATATATCCGTTCTAGTAGTAGTATTATAAATTTAGGAACTGGTACGTCTGCTTCTGCTTCTGAACTTAACATTTTGGATGGTGCTACGATTTCAACAGCCGATCTTAATGCATCAGCAACTACAGGAAAGTCAATTGCTATGGCCATTGTTTTCGGTAGTGGTTGATAATGAATAATAAAAATAGATATTGAGGAATCGTATCAATGGCAAATCCAAACATAGTAAGTGTAAGTTCGATCTATGGTGAATCAGTTGCGTTTCATTTAACAACTACAACTTCCACTACTCTTATGACTGTTTCTTCTGATAAGCTTTTAAAACTTAATAGCATTACTTGTGCGAATGTAGATGGAACCAATAATGCCACATTAACTTTGTATGTTTCAAAAGCAAATTTTACATCTGGCGGTGTGACAAATTTTGATACTTCTGGGGATTTTTATCTTGCAAAAACAGTAGAGATTCCGGCAGATGATATTTTGAATCTTCTTGATAAACCGATTTATTTGATGGAGGCTGATGTTTTGAAAGGGGGCGCGAGTGCTGCGAGTGATCTTGACCTTTTTATTTCATACGAAATTATAGATGATGCATAATATATTCAGAAAGGATAATTAAATGGCAAATCTTATAGTAGGAAAAGCAATTGGCTTGACAGCAGCTGGTGTAACTTCTACTGCAGCAGAAATAAATAAGTTGGATGGTATGTCGGGTACAGCAGTTGGAACAACTGATTCTCAAACAATGACAAATAAAACACTTACGAGTCCAGTTTTCAATACTGGTGTAAGTGGTACTGCGGTACTTGATGAAGATACAATGAATTCTGATAGTGCCACAGCAGTTTCCACACAACAAGCTATCAAAGCATTTACAACAGCAATGACTGTTGCTCTTGGCTAGGATAAAGGGAATATGAAAAACTTTACGAACTACATAAAAGAAGATGAC